AAGATCCGAGACACCTCTGGCCAGAGTATTTTAGACTTGTCAAAGAACTCCGACCAACTTGGGTTATTGGAGAAAATGTTAGTGGACACATTAAACTCGGTCTCGACACCGTACTCGAGGACTTGGAGAGTGAAGGTTACTCCACAAGGACGTTTAGTATTTCAGCTTCTGGCGTCGGCGCAAACCACAAAAGAGAAAGAGTCTGGATTATGGCCCACTCCAACGACGCAAGAGATAGAACATCCAGACATGAAATTAACGGAGACAGGGAGAAGATTGTCAAAGAATGGCAAGAGCAGTCACAGTTTAAATCTGGCAGACAAAGTCAGAATATGGAGAACGCCAGACGCTCACTGCGGGAGGGGACCGAGTTCGAAAGAACGAATGCAAATGAAACTAAAGAAGGGGATGCCAATCAGTCTGAACGATCAAGTGGCACATCCGAATTTAATGTGGCCGACTCCCAACGCGAGAGATTGGAAAGACTCAGTGAGCAAAGTCCCACCTTCAGTGGGGAAAACGAGGGGACACAGTCTAGGAATGAAAGTAGCGGAGAGAGAAGTATGGCCGACTCCGAGCGCGAGAGATTACAAAGGTCAGAACAGTATGAAACACATACAGGAGAAACCGAGACACAATTCTCAGCTTCCCAATCGTTTGAAACAACGGGGGATCACTGGTCAGTTGAACCCGACGTGGGTCGAGTGGCTCATGGGGTACCCAACAGGGTGGACCGACTTAAATCGCTAGGTAATAGTCTAGTTCCTCAAATTCCTTTTCTAATTGCAAATTGTATTAAACAGATAGAAGGACTAGACAGCCTTTAGGAATTCTATCTTTATTACAACACCTTTCGGTATGACTTGGGCCCGTCCAAATAAATCATCTTCGTCGTAGTGGTCCTTGTCTGCCGATATGGTTATATTATCCTTATCCTCTTTAACTAAATATCCAAGTGATGAAACAGTGCAAGGTTTACTTGATAGCAGCTCTTCTTTGCTTTGCCAACCAGATAAAGTGCATTCATTTGTATCCAACCAAACGACATTTACTATTTCCATATGCTCACTATAAGGGAGATTTTAGGCAAATCAATTTTTTTTCTGAAAAACCAAAAACCTACGCGCGCCAAGCTAGGGGATTGAAAAGTGTTGAAAAATATAGCTTTTTTGAAATCTACTCTACCACGTCTACCACGGCCGTGGTAGACCAAAATCGTGCTATTATTGTTGAAAAATAAGGTGTTTTCTTACTCTACCACCACTACCGGGGGTTTCAGCTATTTTTTTATTTTTAAAAAAATGTTTTCCCAAATCTCCCCTTATACGCCGGTCATCCACGCTCCACGGCCCACGTACCAATAACCAAGAGAAATGAATAACCAAAAAGAAAACTACGAAAAAGAACAGATGAACTATAACGTCCGTGTCTGTATCGAATGCCACGGCACAGGGGAGATCGAGAAGCTACCCTGTCCTTTTTGTGACGGACGGGGTGAGCTCGATCGTGTCAAAACTAAAGAGTTCGACGAATAAAATTAGGAAGAGAACCTTCCTCTTTGAACCAGGCGTAGGCAGCTTTCCAATCTTTCTTGTACTCTGCTTTTAAGAAGTTTTTAAACTCTTCTTCTTTTTGATCTTCGCTCTTAAATAAATTTAAGAAGTGATCCTTTGCTTTTTTGGTTAGATTAAACATTTCAATATCTCCTTTCATGGCCCATGTTCTAACAAAAAGTCAAGAGAAAAGAATTGCTGATTTTTAACACCAGGTATGCTAAACTACGCGTAGAAAGGCGATAGACATTAAAACAGGAAAGGTTTATTTCGTGTATAATGGTAATACAATCTATAGAAAATCTAGTCAATTTTTAACAACAGTATTCACTCTGTCGTCTTTCGACTAAAAAACGTCTTCTAATAATCCGGCTTCAACACAGGTAAATTTTAAATTAGCGCCGGTGTCAGCCACACTTTCTCGAAATAATTGATAGTATTGATTGCAACTTTCGTAGGTATCATGAGTCACTTCTGAAGCCATGCGAACGCATTGGTAGTCCACNTTNANNGTNCCNANGCAAACCCACCCCACTAAAAAAAATTTCATCATCATAATCCNTGGTTAATCTTACCATAATATTGATCCACTCGTCGAAGAAATTCATGTTTATAATGTTTCAATTGTACACCCGAAATTATCCATTCTTGATAATAATTATCCACGGAACACATCATAATCATCGCTTTGTCGATAGAGGTCCCATAGATATAATCATGAGCCATGGCATAAGCCGAGAGCTGCAAGAAATAATCCTCGATCCACTCTTCACGTTTGGGTTTATTCGTCTGTTTGAAGTCAATGATCGTGATCTCTCCGTCGTGTAAACCGACTAAATCCGCACTACCGGCGTACAATCCAGGGTAATACATCAGAGCTTCGATACCGTAATACCCCTCTAGACGNCTCTCTAAACCGTTTTTAATGATCTGTTTGGCCATACTATGAGCATTTTGACCAATCGGAGTCAAATCCAAGTGTTGTTGACCGGATACCCACCCTTCAATGATATGGTGCATCGACGTTCCACGTTTCGAGGCGTCCGATACAATCTTCTTGGCCTTTTCTTCACCGACCCTTTTCTTCCATTCCGTCAAAAACGATTTGTCTTTCGTATCCCCTAAAATCGTCGTGACACTCGCCAACGATATCTGATCTTGAACATCGTAAGTCCGACCTTTGCCTTCAACGTCACTTCGAATAAACGACGTCGGGTAGTAAAATTNATTTATTTTTTTCATCTAACTCCTCAATCTTTTCGCTGTCTTCATCCCAAGGAACGTACTTCAATCGAACACCCATTTTCTGTTGTTCTTCGGTTAACGCACGATAAATACGTCCTCCTTTATCATGCGTTCCTGATTTTGTTTTGCGTTTGCTNTCGGTNTTNACATCCACCAAAAAACTATTACCATCACTATCAGTGACAACGAGATCAAAAGGACATAAAGGATCCAAAGAAATAGCCACATAATACCCTTTCCTAATATAATCAACTGCTGCTGATAATTCTGAACTAATACCTTTTCTCGATTTTAAATTACTAGCCATGCATCAGCCCCCTTTGATATAAGTAAGACGGTAATCATCACCAACGATGCTTTCATGTAAAATAGGTTTCTCAACTTTCACAAATCCTTTCCCTTGACAACGAGAACATTTCAACACGACACTCTCGTTCTTGTTCCTTCTTGTTTCAATATAGCCAGCGCCTTGGCACTCACCACATTTGAATTTAGCCTTTGCCATTTTTCTTTTCTTCTTTCCGAGCCAAGTATTCAATGGTCTTCGATATGGTCAAAGGTGCTTCAAAGATATTCTTACTGAGATGAACGAGTATCTTATAAGTATCAGCCGGAACAGATACCGATTTATATTTTTGGATATCAGGCATTTCCTTTTACTCCGTAATTATTCTTTTTATAAAGTAGCATTGAGGCAAGTTTTTTATATTCTTTCAAATTTTCTTTTGACTCTTTGCTTCTCGGTGGAGGCATATGCTCATCAATGAGGTCTCCTACATCCTTTTCATATTTTCTAAATTCTTCGTCTTCTTGTAGCATTCTATAATACTCGTTAGTTTTTGACATGTTGTCGTTTCTCCTTCATTAATGACAGGATAATATTACCTGCTTCTTGTTCTGTAGCTGCAAAACGAAAATCACCAATCTCATGTTGCATGACTATATTTAAAAACTCTGCTAAAGTTTTTCCTTTCATCTTTGCTACTTGTTCTTTCTTTTTATCGATGACGTACATCTTGTACCTTCTTTCTTTTTATTATTATATGGGAAAATATACTACAAAATGGGTGGTTGACAAAGAAAAAAATATACGCAAAAATGAAGACTTCTTCACTTTTGTTTGCTCGTCCTATCGTCCGATAGGGCGGGCCCCTACTTCTCTAGGTTCTTTTCTATGTCTTGTTGTAAAGTGTGGATTTCTAAAGCAATGCGATTGAGATCATCCACAATAGGTTTAATAACACTGCTTGTATCTCCTTGATATTTCTTTCTAACGTTTTTAACAACACGGTGTAAAACTTTTAATTGACGTAAATATAATTCTTCTCTCATTATTTCTGCTCCTTAAATTCATAGAAATAATTGGTGTCATCTCCGGCTGTCCATTTGCTGATTGATTCTACGTTATACTCTATTGTTGATACTTTGAAATCGGGTTGTTTAGGCTCAGAAGGTGTCAATGATTTATCATAAAATAATGTTCTGTTATTGGGTTGAGCTGCGAAGTGACCATTATCTAATTCAATAATATTGAAAGATTTATGTTCTTGTGGAACTTGAGAGTAATTAATGTTTGGTAAGTTATGATCAGCATGGCAACTATCAATGGTAAAAAGATATTCCCCTTGATACCATTTTTTAGAAGGTGATAAATATTTTGCCCTGGGTGGTACTGTTGTTTTTTCTATCACTGTGATGTGATAACTAAAAGCATCCCATAATTCTAGTTCTTCTAAAGGTAAATCATCTTTGACTTTCGGTGAATTAACAAAAGCACTGATAGGGAGTTTATCATACAATGCAGCATACTCTGGTATGTATGTTTCAAAATATAAAGCTCTACCTTGAATCGATTTAACGGTGGCCCAAACACCTTCAACATATTCTCCATGACCCTTTTCTAAATCATACAGATATTGTTTTTTTACCCATACTTTAACAGGTGGTATATTTGCTACTAAAAAACTCATTTTGCATCTCCCCAATTTTCTCCTTTTTCATAATCAACTTTATTAGGAACTTCTAGTTTAACAGCTTCTTCCATAACCTCAATTATTTTTTCTGCTTGCTCAGGACTTTCCACTGAAACGTCTAGTTCATCGTGTATCTGAATCATCGGAATAATCCCTTCTCGATACAATTTGACCATAGCAATCTTTGTCATATCGGCAGCACTACCTTGAATGAGTTTATTCAAAGCCTTGTAAGTGAACGCTCTTTTAATCCCCGGTCCATGTTCCGCTAAGGCATCTGCATGGGGTAAGGGTTTATGAATACCAAAGCTAGCTGGTTCCCATAAATCAAAATGACAAATACGACCACCAATGGTGCGAATGCGTCCTCGTTCCTGGGCCCTGCGTGATACAGCATCGATGAGTTGTTTCACGAATGGAGCTCGCTCATGATATTTCTTCAATAGTTTTTCTGCTTGCTCAACCAACAATCCTAGTTCAGCCATCAATTTATTTTTACCCATGCCATACATCAAACCTAAGTTAATCGTCTTGGCATCTTTACGATCAATGTCCGCCATATCTGCAACAGCTTGATGGAAGTCTGCATCACCTTCACGATACGCTTCGACAATATCACTAACTCCTTGTAGTTGTGATAGAGCTGCGTAATGAACCACGATCCGCGGTTCTTGTTGAGAATAATCGAAGGCACCCCATACACAGTTCTCTTCCGGTAAAAACAAACTACGAATTAACGGACCAATTTTCTTACTTCGAGCGGGGATTTGCTGAAGATTGGGATTAGAATAAGAGAATCGGCCCGTCACCGTTCCACCGTCATCAGATCGTATTTGATTGATGTCCGCATGAATTCTTCCTTTGTGCTCATGTTCTAAAATTGTATCAATAAAAGTTGTATGTGCTTTGTTTATTTCTCTCGCCTGAGCAATGGCTTGTGCAATTTCGTTAGGGTGTTGTGATAAAAAGTTCTTGGTAAAACTAGGAGCTCCTGTNGCNGTTNGATCATAGGGTAATTTNAGTTTNTCAAANACNTTAGCTATCGANGNAGCNGCCCATATCTCNACNTCTCATTCCTGTTTCTTTTTTTATTTTTTGTAAGAATTGTTTTTCTTCTTTGATTAAATCTTTTTTTATGACGTGAGCTTTCTCTAGGTCTACTCGTACTCCTTGAAACCTCATATCAACTAAACAAGGAAACAACTCTGTTTCTACATTAAAAATATCCCATAAATCTTGCGATGTAATCTCTTGTTGTAATCGCTCCCATAGTTTCAGTGTCGCTACGGCGTCTTGTTCAGCATACTCTCCGACATGCATCGCCGGTAATCGCCACATTTCTTTTTTAGGATTGACACCCCATTCTTTTGCAGCTTCAAATAATATCTTTTCGTTTTTACCTACACCAACATATTCTTTGGCTAGAGAGTTCAAGTTATATCTCAGTCTATTCTCATTGACTAAAGATCCTGCTATCATGGTGTCAACAATACGTCCGTTAATCTGTAAACCATAGGCACGTATCCACGATACATCATACATCGCATTGTGAAATATTTTCGTAGCGGGAGTTTTCAAAACATCTTGGAACCAATCCATGACAATTTTTTTATCAATGTTACCACCACCTTCATGAGCAATGGGAAAGTATCCCGACCAACCTTCAACAGCAACAGCGATACCAACAATCTCACCATCATCACGAACGCTCCCCGATCCACGAGTTGTTAAGTTGGGATCTCTTGTCTCTAAGTCAATTGCAATTTCTTTGGCTTGTGATAAATCTTTTAGTTCATCCGGTGGTGTCCATTCAGTTTGCGGAGAGAACATCGGTATTTGTAAATTATTTTTTTTCAATTTTTTTCTTCCTTAAATAAGAAAGCTCTTCATATACTTGTATCTCACTCCAATGTTGAGAAACACATTTCGAAACGTCTTCATGTAAAACTTTTAGATTACCAATATCTAGTTCTAAAGGTCTTCCAATATTTTGATATGCCTTTTCTACTTCTGCTCTGGTTAAACTTAAAAATAATTTTCCGTTTTGATAAACAAGTCTACTCATGAACTGTTGTTTCCCATCTGTATTTTAATTCTTTATAAATTTTTTGTGTTTTTCTTATTATACCGTCTTTTTTTTCTTTGTGCGCCCAAGCTTTTGTAGAGTCTTTTGTTTGACCTACAATTTTCATACCTATTGCTTTACATGCACTAGCTTGTTCTTTCATCAAAGTATAAGTTATCATTTTTTCATAACCCATTGCTTCTGCTACTCTCCAAGATCGGCCATATAAAAAACTATTAGTATTTTTTGGAGCATCATTTAAAACACACGAACGTAGTAATTCTATTGTTTTTTTATTATCCAATGTTGCAGAAATAGGTCGACCACAAATAGCAACACCAACTAATTTATCTTGATAGATAGCACCAATAGCAAATTTATAACCCTGCACTCTTTTATTATGAGAATGATATTTATCTACAAACTCATTCGACTCTTTTAACGTCATGGGAACAACAGAAAAATTTTTACTCATAAAGAATATGACCTTTCATAGTTTCTCGGGCTGACAATATGTAATTCTTTTTTTGCTCTTGTCGTTGCTACATAAAATAAACGATGTAATTCATCCGGACTTTTATCACTTTGATCTAATGCAGCTTTCGTTAAATCAGGTAGCACTAAAACTTTATCAGCTTCACCACCTTTGGCCCCATGAATAGTAGATAATAAAATCCTAGGATTACGATTTATCTTTTCCCCGTTTGCTCTCATATTTCTTATATAGTTTTCAGTGATTGTATCTAATTTATCGAAACTTTCAAACCATACTTTGTCTGATAACAAACCATGTTCTTCTTGACATTGTGATAAATAATACTTCGTGTTTGAATGTAATGTTTTACCATCACGAAAACCTGGTGCAACGTTCGCACCCAAATAAGAATAGATACTTTTAATCTCTAAATTTGTTAAAAGTTCTTTCTTTCTCCATGACTCCCAATTTGATATTGCTAGTAATAATTCTAATGATACAGAATTTTTTCCTCGGTGTTGATAATACCAACCCTGTAATTCACACAACTCTTTGACGTCGTCTAAAAAATAATGTGCTGTTGATAATACCAACCACTGTCCTTCACTCATATCAACTTGTGTGACATCACTATAATATTTTAATACACCTGTTTCTTCTCTGGGTTTGTAAACTTTATCGTATCGATTAGAAACGTTTGCAATAATTCTTTGTGATAATTCATGAATAGGTCCACCAGGTATTCTGTAAGATTGTTCTAAAACTTTTATCTCATCGACTTCTTCTTTCAATGCAATGAAGTGATCAATGTCTGCTCCGGCCCACTGAAAGATTGCTTGATCATCATCCCCTGCAATATAAGTTTTCTTTGATTTGTTCCACATCGTGCGAACCATTTGCCATTGCAAATAAGATAAGTCTTGCGCTTCATCAATAAACAAAACATCAAACTCTGGTGACATATCTTTATCAATAAAATCTAATAGTAAATCTGTAAAATCTTTCATGTTTCTTTCTTGTTTGTATCGGTGTAATTCTTTGTCAATTAAGTACAAAGTATCTCTTTCAATATCTAAAAGATGTTCATTTCGATCGTATTGTTCGAGTACAGAAATGCCTTTAACTTTAGCTTTTTCAATAGTTTTGAGATACTCATTGTCAGAATTAAAAATACCGTCTTCATCTGAATATGCTGCAGCTTTGATGGGAATGCCACACTTCATACCAAAGTCTCTGTAGTCTTGTGGCCTCATCATTCCTTCTTTTGTTGCTGCTAAAAATCGAAAAGCAAACGAATGAAGAGTACGAAAGAAAATTAAATCTTCTTTCTCATCTAAATTAAATTTATCAACAGCCCTTTGCTTTGCTTCATTGGCAGCTTTTTTGGTAAAAGAGAAATACCCTATTTTCTTTGGTCGAACACCTTGTTGAATAAACTGATCTACCAAGTTTAGTAGAGTTGTTGTCTTACCTGTTCCGGGTGGACCTAGTATTATTGTTTTCATAGTGTTCCTTGTTATAACATTTGATGCAATAGTGTTCGTCAGTTTTTGTTTTTCGTCCTGGTTGTAAAACATTTTCAATCGTTATCATCATGGCTCGAGAATATTTTTTACCACAATCCATACATCTAATAATGATCGTCGGCATACTTCACCCCTGATATACTTGGCTCTGATTTTTTCATTGCTTTTATTTTAACAATACGAGGTGTTTGATTTTTCAAAGTCATACGAACTTCTTCTACAAATACCCCTGCTTGTTTTAAAAGATTACCTGTCTTGGTTTTATCTAACTCCCAATTATTTCTTTTTGCAAAATTGTAAAAGTCTTCCAATCTAAAATGACTATGATTATCATCGGTCCACGACATTTTGTTCAGCATGTCTTCTTTTGTTCTTGCAGCTGGACGGTTCACTGTAAAGTCATACAATAAATTTTCTAATTGATTGTCATGATTTAATGACTCCAAAGGTTTTATTTCTTGTAGATTTTCTAATAACTCTTTGAGTATGACTTGTCTCCAATCTCTTGGTTGTACGCCTGCAACAACAATGTTCGCTTGATCTAAACAACATAACGCAAACATATTAGGGTTGTGTAATTCTTCTGATTTTAATTTAATAACTTTGCTGTCGACTTCTAAAAACCATTCTGGTGGATTAGAAGTTATCTTTGTTAAATTTTTTAGTTCTGGTAATTGTTCATCTTCAAAACCAACACCATGTTTTTTTGTTTTACATAAACCCGATTGACAAACAGAATTAATTGGTGCGTCTTTACATCGATATTTGTCATAACCTTTTCGTTCTAAAGATTTGATGACACCTAAAACTTCTGCAGCTTTGAGTTGCGGTGTTACGTATTGTTGGTTTGCTTCTTCTAATAAATCTTTCCAATTATCGGGATCAACTTTTTTGTAGAACACTCCAATATTGAATAAAGCATTGTTTCTACTACCTTCTCCAAAGCCTTCTTCTGCTAATTTATTAAGACAAGGTGGTCCGTCTTCAAACACTTCTTTAATTTTAGGTTTGACAACTTTGATTTCATCAAGAGAAACCTCGGTCAGCGATACACGATCATA